AACGACCCTTCGCGTCCTGCGTTTGCTCAGTATGGCACTAACCCGAACAATGGTAATAACTACGGTTTGTCCCAGCTTGACATAATACGAAGAGATGGCGGCGGTCCTTTTATAGGGGACGATAACTATTTTACAGATGAAGAGTTTTATGAGTACGACAGGTTCCGTCAGGAGCGTGCGCTGGACGGAGGAAAGGCGTATGGGGGTGTAACGGTAGAAGGGATGCCTAACTTTGTTGATCCGGCCACCTATGCCGCAAGAAACAACAACGCCTCTTTGGCGAGTGAGAGATTTGACTTACTTCCGGTAGACAATACTAATACCAGTCAACCCGGTTCGCCTTTGAACGACCCTAGACTTACTTTCGGAGATAATGGTAGGTATGTATTTACGGGATCTCAGGGGAATTCTATACGCGACCTTACTAGGGCTGGCGCAGAATCAATGGTAGCTGAGTACGATTTAAACCCACGAGCTTACCAAGCAGATTTTGGGTTTGAGTCAGGCGGTGTTGTTTCAGAAGGCATGTCAGACAAACGTATTAACGAACTAATTGATTCCAAGTCTAAACTACTGCATCGTCTTGGTGAAAAAATAAGAGACGCAAAATCAGCGTCTCAAGCAGAATATGAAGCAGGCTTTGACAGTTCAAAAAGTTTTCTTTCTTTTGGTGCCAAGTCTCCCGCCGACTGGGCTAACACAGCACCAAACGGTTCCTACATAAGGGACCTTTCGGGCAGCGAAAGCTTTATTGTTAAAGACCCTATGGGCGCTGTAACAGAAACGCTTGATGAAAACGAAGCAATGCAAGTGTCTGGGCGAAGCGCAACAAACTTAGATATTTTAAAAAACCTTTCTGCTCAAGACCAAGGGCTTCAGCCTTTTCCGGTAAGCTTCTTTAGTAGAATAGCTTCGGACCCTACTGAAGTAGGAAGAATAAACAACTTAGGCTATAAAGTAGTTTTGGAGGATCAAGGATAAATCCCATAAAAACGTATGATATCCTAGCTTATCACATACTTTACGTGCTACGATTTCATTGATTTTAAAGAAACCGTGAAACATGTCTAACATTTTTATCGCAGAAGCTGTTTATCGTATTATTAGAGAACGCCGCCAAGCGATTAACGACTTATTGATGTTTAACAGCATTAAGTCAATGGAACATTACCGCGAACTTATGGGGAATGTAGATTCCCTAAACCACGTTGAACAGGAACTCAAGAGCCTGCTAGATAAACAGGAGCTATTAGATGAATGACACCGCTAACATCAAAAAACTTGACGACACTTATCAAGAAACACCTTATTTGAACCCCGAACTTGTTGACAAAGGTTTGCTAGACCGAATGCCTACGCCTACGGGCTGGCGTTTGTTAATACTCCCTTACCGGGGGTCTGGCCAAACCGAAGGCGGCATTGTTCTGCCTCACGAGGTCATTGAAAAAAACCAAGTTTCAACACAGGTTGGTTACGTCTTGAAGGTAGGTCCCTTGGCTTATGACGACAAGGAAAAGTTTCCGGACGGAGCTTGGTGTAAGCCTAAAGATTGGGTCATGTTTGCCCGTTACGCGGGTTCTCGCTTTCAAATAGACGGCGGTGAGGTTCGGATTCTTAACGACGATGAAGTGTTAGCCACTATTTTGTCGCCAGAAGATATTAAAAACGTCTAGTAGAGGTAAATATGTCAGAACAACAGGTTGATTTAGATTTAGGGGACGCGGAAGAAGTTGTAGTGGACGTGCCTGATACGGTAGATGCTACAGGTTCAGAGGAATCCCCTCTTCAAGAGTCTTTTGAAGACGACGATAGCTTTAAAAAGTCGCAAAATGCAACACAAAAGCGCATAGACCGACTGACTAAACGGTATCGGGAATCAGAGCGCCAGCAAGAAGAAGCGACTACTTTTGCGCAACAGGTTTTAAACGAAAACCAACAGCTAAAGAATCGTTTAAACACTCTCGATAGCAACTACGTGAATGAATACTCCTCTCGCGTAGAAAGCCAAATGAATCAGGTAGAGTCCGAACTGACGCGGGCTTTGGACATGGGCGATTCTGCGGCGACAGCCGCTGCTCAGAAAAAACTGACTCAACTAACAATGCAAGCGGATAGAGCGGTTCAAGCTAAATCACAGGCCGACCATCAAGCGACAAGGCAGGCTCAAGAGCAGCAACAACAAGCTCAACAGCAACAAGCTCAACCGCAACAACAAGCTCCGCAGCAACAACAAGCTCCGCAAAGGCCCGATCCTAAAGCCGAAGACTGGGCTTCTCGAAACAGTTGGTTTGGTGAAAATGAAGCGATGACGTATGCAGCTTTTGGTATTCACAAGAAATTAATTGAAGAAGAAGGCTTTGATCCTAAAAGCGATGCGTACTATACTGAGCTAGATAGTCAGATTGAGGCTACGTTTAAGCCTTCAAGAGACAACACTCGCAAGCGGCCCGTTCAGACGGTTGCAGGTGCTTCAAGAACAACAAGTGGACGCAGTGGAAGACAGGTTCGCCTCACCCAGAGCCAAGTTGCAATAGCAAAAAAATTGGGTGTGCCGCTAGAAGAATATGCGAAATACGTGAAGGAGTAATGAAAATGAGTGAAACAGAGCAAAATACTGGGACGCACGCTAAAAGAACTTCTCGCGCTAACGAAACAAGGGAGAGAAAGACTAAAAGAAAGTCTTGGGCTCCACCGTCTATGCTAGATGCACCACCTGCGCCTGAAGGTTTTAAGCATCGTTGGATTCGCGCCGAAACGCGAGGATTTGATGATACTAAAAACGTCAGTGCAAAAATAAGGGAAGGTTACGAGCTTGTCCGTAGGGACGAGTATCCGGATTTTGAATCTCCCGTAGTTGAAACAGGTAAATATGAAGGTGTGTTTGGAGTTGGCGGATTGCTTCTCGCTCGGATTCCGGTTGAGACTATTGCTGAAAGGACTGAATACTTCGCAAGACGTAGTAAGGACCAAATGGATGCAGTGGACCACGACATGATGAGAGAGAATGCACATTCATCCATGACGATTAGTAACCCTGATCGTCAAACTCGTGTAACTTTCGGTGGCCCTCAAAAATGATAGGGTCGCCCTTTTAGGAGAAAACTAACATGGCAAATCAAAATACTGCCTTTGGTCTTCGTCCTATCGGGCTAGTCGGCAGCGGTGTTAACTCTACTGGGGTAACTCAGTATGAAATCGCTTCCAACAATACCAATGTGATTTTCCAGTATGCTCTTTGCGTACCTGCTGCGGCAGGTGTAATAGATCAAGCTGGTGCCACAAGTGGGGCAACAACCCCCGCACTTGGTGTCCTGATGGGCGTAGAATATGTAGATACTGTTTCTAAGAAGCCAGTCTTTATAAATTATTGGCCCGGTTCTGGTGCGGTAGGCGTGGATACTAATCATCCTGTTAAAGCCTTCGTTGCTGACAACCCTAACCAATTGTTTGTAATCGCGTCTGATGCAACACTGACCAATCGTGCTACGGCACAAGCGGCTGTTTTTGCAAACGCTTCTTTGGGTACTTCAGCACGTACAGGTACTGCTGTAGGTAACTCAAACTCAACTTTGAACGTTGCTTCTATCAACACTACGGCCACGCTGCCGTTGCGTGTTGTTGGCATCCAAGACGACGCAGGAAACGCTGACTTTACAGAAGCCGGTATTCCTATGATCGTTAGGATTAACGCTCATTTTAATGCCACTATAAGCCGTTTCGATTCGCAGACTACTGCGGCATCGACGGGCGTTTAAGGAGGGTTAACTAATGGCTATTTCTCGCGCACAACTAGCGAAGGAGCTTGAACCCGGTTTAAACGCCTTGTTCGGACTCGAATACGACCGTTACGAAAACGAGCACGCTGAGATTTTTGAAGAAGAATCTTCAGATCGTGCTTTTGAAGAAGAAGTAATGCTTGGTGGTTTCTCCACGGCACCTGTTAAAAATGAAGGACAGTCCATCAGTTTTGACGATGCACAAGAGACGTACACTGCTCGTTACACTCACCAAACCATTGCACTGGCCTTCTCTATTACAGAGGAAGCTGTGGAAGACAATCTTTATGATCGTCTTGCCTCGCGGTACACCAAAGCTCTGGCCCGATCTATGGCTCAGACTAAGCAAATCAAAGCGGCAGCTATCTTGAAC